CCCATAATACCAGATGGTAAGTGATGAGAATAATGAACACCATCTACAACTTTTATAGCTTTATATCTGACTTCTTGCCAACCATATTTTTTAAATTGTAGATCATCTATACTTATAGATCCTTCTAACTCTGGATTATCTTCTACAAATCTATCAATTCTATCCTCATGATTACCATGAATCATAATCTTTTTAGGTTTATGATTACCTAATCCTTTGTTAAATAAAGATAATGCTTCATGTGAATGTTCCATATCTTTCTGATATCTTCTACCTTCAAAAGATTTTTTACCTCTATCATAAGAGGATAAAGAATCCATACTACAAAAGTCACCCATACATATTACATGAGAAACTTTATAATCTGCTGCTACTCTACCTGCCCACAGAAATCTATCATTGTTTGCTTTAGGTGTACAATGAGGGTCACCTATAACTAAGTGCGTTGCCATTAGTTTAACTCCTTATCACGTTTTTGTTTTAAGAACTCAAGAAAATCTACAACATTAGAATCATCATCAAATTCTGCAACAGAACTAATTGTCATAGTTTTATCATTCTTTTTTTTGTCTTCAGCAAACCCACGAAGGCCCCACAAGAATGTTGAATGAGGGTCTGTAGTTGCCATCTTTATCATGCCTCTAGCTATTGTAGAGCATAATTCATATTCTTCAGTTGTCATTTTAGATTGACTATCCATAATAATTCCACAAGTAAAACCTTTTGCCCAAGGTGTAATTATTACTTTAACTGAGTTAATTGCATTAAGTTTATCTTTTTTATTCATTCCAATACCTATTATGATTCTCACTATTATAATCTAATACTTTATGTTCGTATCCTCTTTTCATACTTTTTCTACCAAATTCATCTGCTTCTTTTTCTTTATCAAAGATAGTATTAGTAAATAGTTTATAATCTTTATCTTTTTTATTTTTAAATACTATAAAATATAAATGCATAACATAGAGTCAATGATGACTAGACCCCTCAAACTAATCACCACTGAACTCTTTTGTCTCCTTGTAGAAAGGAAATCTATAATTCTGTTTTATTATTTGTTTATACTTTCCCATACTTTTATAGCTGCTTTTTTAATATTATTATCCCAGTAAAAAGGGCTAGGATCAGTGTTTAAAGGTGTTACCTTTATGGCCTTTTGTATATCATTATTACACATATCAATATAATTTTCTAAAGATTTAAAATCTCTAAGTAATTCTTGATAACCATTTTTTACATCTTGTTTTGTAAGATCATACCACATTGTTTTTTTTGGTGTAGCATACAATAAAGATATTGGTTTATTATGTAAAGTAGAATACAAAGCCTGTTGTCTTATGTGATCTACCTTTGGTTTATGGGGCAATCTTAAAGTTGATTTTAAATCAACTATTAAATTATCATATTCAAAATCTGTAAATAATCTAACTGGATATTTAAGACCTTTAATATTTTCTACTTTTTCTTTTTGATAACTTACTATATTTCTTAGCTGTCTCTCATATAACTTCTCTTCAAATTTATTAGCTATGTTTATAGCATTATATAATTCTTCTTCTGAATTAGAAAAATTATTTTTTTTAAACTTATGAGTTAATAACTTTTCAAAGTGTTTATGTCCTTTCTGAGACATCCCTCTTTTTATTTTATAGTAAGCACCAAACTCTGCTAGATTACCCCTAACCATGGCAGGACTACTAGATATTCTTAAACCCAAACCATAGTGAACTAACCATTCACTAGGATTATGTTTAAATTTATTGATAGAACTAAAGCTATGCTTAAAGTCTGATTTAATTATATTTTTTAATTCCATTTAATACCTAGTTGTTTGATGTGTTACGCTGATAATACTTCCTCTGGATCTAACTCTTTGACAATTTTAGCATCAACAGTGTCATCAGAATTAGCAGATTTAGATTTAGCTGAATTATAAAGATCTATTACTTCTTTATTTTCCACATCAATAGACTCTTGAAACAGTTTTATTGTTTGCATATCATCATCAGATAACTGTAAATTAGCATCAGAATTTACAAGTATATCTGGTGTGTAATAAACATTACCACCTTTCTTCTGTCTCTTTGTATTTAAAGAAAACGTACAATTAAACATAAGTTTTTTTCTTTTATTAAGCTGATCAAGAGCAGAACTTACTGGTGAAAAAGCTGTTCCAGTTACTCTGTATAACACAGGTAAATTTTCTATTGATATAGGTTCACCTTTTGCAGTAACACCTTTATCAAAACTTAACAAACCATAAACTAATTTGTAACATCTAATTGTTCTTTGCTCTTCTAATTTTTCTGGAGTCAAGGTTGACCTTTCTTTAAAAGGTATCTTACCACACTTAGTACCACCTAAAATATCTATGGCTTCTTCTCTCCAACTTTTAAAAATTATAGATCTATTTATGTATTCACCTTTAAGTGCATCATAGTGCATGTATTGCATTGCACTTATAAATGGTCTTAAAGTTACAGGCTTTGAATATACATTCTGTCCTGTGTTAGAATCGTATGTATAAAAATGGCCAACAGGTAATTGATTACCTTCGTCATCTTCTGGGCTACGATTTATTGCTAACCTAGGTATATTAGTACCCATGCTAGACCCATCATCTTGTCCTATCACTTGCATTATCTGCTCATTGGACATTCCTTTTACTATTATATTGCTATCAGACATTTGTCCTCCTTATATTAGCCGTTGTGTATATCATATTTTAAGAAAAAAACCACAGGTTATTTTGACACACCATATATTATTTTAATTATTAAATAAAAAAAGTATATGCATGACATAATAAAAAGTATATTTTCTAACATATTCTAGTCTCACAATCTGTATGTTTAACGTCTAAACCATCAGCTTTAGCAAAGTATTCCCACTCTGATAAAAACTCATGCTTTTCATTTATGTATAGTGTAGTAGGTTCTATTATGCATTGATCTTTTAATTGTGTGTATTCTAAAAAAGCTGAATACTCATCATCAGAATACTCATCTAAAGTTTCTAATGCATCTATATCCTTACTCATTTTATATCCTCCATTTGTAACCAGTTAATACCTATCTTTGTTTCAGTATCTAGTGGTACGTTAAAGTTAATTTTGTAATACTCTTTGAGGGATGGTATTACGTTTGATGTGCCCTGCTTAAATATTTTACTCATCACATCTTCTTCACCAGGATAAATATCTGCCACGATAGAATCATGGACTGTATTTATAAGCAAACTTTTTACACCCTGTTCTTTCATTAACTTATGTATATTTATACACGCTAATGGCACAATGTCAGCTGTTGCAAAACCTTGTACAGGATAATTTTTTATTTGTGTTCCGTATGTAGACCCACCCCAAGGTGTTCTCTCTGCATAGGGAAACGCATACTCTCTACCAGTTGGTAGTTTAACTCGTTTATATTTAATGGCCTCACTCTGTAAACTCTCATGCCATTTTTTTATATCTTTATACTTTTCTAAAAACTTAGAGTAATATCTTTTTTCATCTTCTGTACCAGTAACACCACCATACAAAGGTTTAAAAGTGTGGGCCTTTGCATCTTGCCTTGATACACCTATTATATCTGCAGTGTATTGGTGCACATCTATTTTATTTTTTATATCTTCCATACCTTGTTTATCTTGTGCAAGATATACTGCTGTTCTAAATTCTAACTGTGCAAAATCTATCTCTAATATTTTACCACCCTCAAATCTAGATGTAACAACTTTACGAATAGGAAATGTTTTACCCCTAGGTTGGTTTTGAAAGTTAGGATCTCTACTAGATAATCTACCAGTTGCAGTTATTGATTGCATAAATTTAGGATGTAAGAAACCTTTTTCATTTGTAAAATTTTTTAATCCTTCTACAAAAGTATTTAAGTATGTATCAACTGCGTTGTGTCTAACTATCGCATCAATAAATTCTTTAAACTCACCCTCTGCCTCAGATGCAATCTTAGTTAAAGTTAATCTATCAGTTCTAAAGCCAGACTCTGCAATATCATATACACTTCTAGGTCTTTGCCTAAACCCTGCAATCTTTGCCATTGGTGTATAAATGTATCCGTCTCCATCACACTCAGAACATTTACTATAATTTTTAAATGGACTACCATCTTTTTTTATTCTTTTGATTACACCTTTACCTTTACAACCTGTGCATTGTTCTGCTACAGTTCTATGTATTACATCTGTGTTATCAGAAACTAAGTTTCTAAATTGTTGTCTAGAATAATTAGGTCTTCTCTTATTTTTACCTGTGCTTTTGTCTATACCAACATTAAATATTTTAGCCCAATGTTTTTTATCTTTTGGTTTTGCAGAATATATTAACCAAGATAATTGTTCTGGACTAGATAAATTAATTTTAGTATCACCCATCTGCCTATATACAATCTTATCTATCTTTTGTTTTAGATATGCAAACTCTGCCCTAAATTCTTTCTCAACTCTATCTAATTCAGTTGTATCTATATTGATTCCGTTACGTTCCATTGTAGCAAGTACTATTAAAAACTCATTCATCATTTTAACTGTCATCAAAAGATTTTTATTTTTATCTAATTTAAGATCAGCCATTTGAGAATCAAATAAACTTCTAGTTATTTGTACATCTATCTTACCATATTCCTCTACCACATCTGCAGGTATGTTCTCAAAAGATATACCCCTGTCCATATATTCTTTTATACTGCTATCTTTAGATCCTATCCTTCTTCTACGGCAACACATCTCAAGTGTTAAACTTTTTCTTATACCTCTGTTAAGTATATACTCCCCCAACATAGTATCATATACTCTTCCTTTGTATTTAAATCCTGCTTCTAGTAGCCACATCAAATCAAATTTTATATTGTGGCCTACAAGTAAAGTTGTTTTATCAAGAGTTTCTTGTATCCTATGAAAGCAACCTTTATCTATTCTTTCACTATGATTAGTAAAATAGTATTCATCACCCCAATAAGAGTTTAAACCCACACTAACTAATATATTATCTGGATGAAAAGGTGATGGGTCATACCCACCATTCTCATTTTTTTGCCAAGATGTCTCTACGTCTACTGTTGTTATCATACCTCGTACCTACTTATCGCCCTTCTAATGGTACACACAGGTTCACCATGATAACCATTTATTTTATTTTTACTTATACATAAAGTTCTTATTTTATTTTCTAAATCACTGTTAGCATTTCTACCTATACCAATAATTAAATCAGCTTCGGCTGCCTTACCAGTTTTAGAGTTTTCCATTTGATCAAATGAAATACTGTTTCTATTGTGTGCATCAGCAGATGCTTGTGATATTGCAATCACTGCACAGTTTCTACGTTTAGCTATCTCTCTCACACTTGTATAGATCTGCCTTAATTTCTCATCTGTTCTAGCATATGTACCACTAACATTTATTTTATCTAACTGATCTATTACAATTATATCTGGTTTATTTTTTTCACAGTGTGCATCTATATCCTCAATAGACCAGTCAACTGTATCAAACATAAATATATTATCTTTTATATCACCCCAGTATTGCTGGGCTAATTTTTTATCAGCAATTATCTCTTCCCTATTCATACCAGTATAACAAGATATTGCCCTAATCTGTGTTCTAATAGCAGGTTCTTCGTTTATAAATGCATGTACCTTTGCACCTTGAGAACAGAAACCCTCTGGCCCTGCACAAAGACTAACCCAGAAAGCAGTCTTACCAGTCTCTGGCCTTGCAAAAGCAATCATAAGATTGCCACCACCTATACCACCTACATTTTCTTTTAGTACAGGTATATTAAATTTCCATCTAGTAGTTACATCTAGTAACTTCATTACTTCATCAATATTATTTGTAACTGCAGGGTTTTTATCTTCACTAATATTTATTTTATGCTTGTCTATCATGCTAGTAATCTCTGCAAAGTTAGCCTGTTTACCATTAAATATTTCTGTGGCCTCAACTGCTATCCTCTGTGCAAGATCTCTATCAGATAAGATACGCATAATATCTTTGGCTATTTCTTTACTAGGTTCTTGTACTTCTTTTATATCTTCTACTAGCTCACTAAATTTTTCTTTCGCAGCTCGTGTTAATGCAGGATTAAATATTGTAGTATGTAAAGAATATAACTCATCAACTTTTATATCCTCCTCATACTTATCATGTGCTTTTTGTATTGTATCATACAGAGAACTTATATCTCCTGCAAATACAGTGGGAGATAGTGTACCTTTATATTGAGTATAAAATTTTTTATTAAGCATGAGCCTAATCATTTGTTTTTCTATCATCTTCTCTCTTTCTCTTTCTGACAAGCTAATTGTTCTTCTAATATAACAGTTATCCTATCTAATTGGCTTTGATCTCTTTGATTCCAAGTGGAAGTATTACAATCTATTATATCATACTTCCAACTATTCCAATTATCAAGAATCTCTTGCATCATTTTCGAGTCCATAAAACATCCTCCTTATTTGTTCTGTGTTATAGTATTTCAAGTCATCCTCTAAAGGTTTAACAATTATATTATTAAATCCAGATGATCTTAAATCTTTGGCCATGTCATACGCTTTTGTTGTAGCATCCCTATCTAAACATATGTACAAATTTTTATATGGTTGTAGGTGACTCTTGTGTAATGCTTTTAACTTCGTACCCATAATTGATATACCAGTCAATACGTTTGATACTGCACAGGCTGATGGACAATCCTCAACAATTACTGCATCACTACACTCCCCACATTTAAATGGTACATCTTTGTTGCCATACATATACCACTTTGGATAATCGTTTTTATTTAGTGCCCTACCAACTGCACCTACTATTTTATGTGAATGTCTATTCTTTATTAGGAATACAACTCTATCTTGCTTCACATCATATTTAAAATCTGCTCTACCCCAAGACCAAGACTCCCAACAATTATTACTTGATAACCAACGCATGGCCTTTTCATTTGAGTATATAGATTGAAAACTATCTGGTATCTTAAACTCTACATCTTCTATGTGTAATGATTTATTTCCATGAAATACTCTCTCAACATATTGCATATTCTTTTCCCCCTCTTGTTTACCTTTTGCGTTACATGATGCATGAAAGCAATACCACCCTAATTTATTTTCAGTTGTATCTATAGACAGTGTGTTTCTTCCACTACAAAATGGACAATCCATTCTTGTTTGAGTATCTGGTGGTATGCTTAAACCTTTGATAACTTCTAATTGCTGTCTATAGTTCAACCTGCACTTCCTCGTATGTAATTAAATATCTATCTGTTCTCACAAAATCATTTTGCTCAACTTTCATTAAGTTGTGATTCAGATAATAAGCTACGTTATTTTCTACTTTTTCTATTGTCGGCTCTTCCTCGAATGGAATTATTGCTACTGCCTCTATTCCTAATCCTGTTAATCTTACTTTGTATTTTTTCATTGTCTATTCCGTTATCATATTTTTTATTATTTGTCAAATCATATTCTCTGTTAGCCTCTGCGAGAGTCATTTGTCGCAGTTTGTAACCTCTACTTTTTAGTTCCTTTATCTTTTGTGGCGACCAGTAATACATTATCCTCCTTATATTTTTTATACCATGAAACATCTCTACCATTTTGTTTGCACCATTCATAATGATTCTCTAAGATTTGCCTTATCTGATTTCCGTATCTTAACCTCATAGTTTACCTTTTCTTTCTTTTCTAGTTATGTATGGTAGCTTTACAAGTTTATTGCATTGAGTTTTTTTCTTACTAACCCAAGCTATGAACACATGGTTGTCATGATCTTTAGGTTTACCATCATATTTTATCAGTGCTTTCTTTAAACTTCTAGCTTCTATTATTTTTTTATCTCCATCGTTTCTTAAAAATGTATACTCTCTCATAGTTCCTCCCTTATATATCGTTTGAGTTCTTTGTCTTCTACATTATCTGGTATCTCATGCTTGTAAAATATTCTATAGCTGTCACTACCATACTTACCAATACCATGTAATTGTGTTGCATCTTCCCCATCCCATCTTAAATAATCCTCTGACATTCTCCAGATCCTTTGGGCCTTAACATTATGCATACCTAAAGTTTTAATCATACTTGCTATCGTATCTCTGTCTGACTCTAGTAATATGTCTGGCCTAGGAAATTTTTTAAAAAAGTTTGGTAATACTTTCTTAACTTTCTTACGGCCTGTCTGGTTTAAACATATGACACCCACCATGTGTTGCCATGCATTATCTACTTGTTGTTGTACCATTAAATCATCTCTCATAATTTGTTTATTTCTTTCTTGCAATGTTTTAAAAACTAAAAATTTATTATTATTTTTATCAGTATATACAACTTGATAATCGTCATAAGAATATATCTCTGTTGTGTTTGGGTCATTATTCCAATCATCAACATTCTCTTTTAATGCTTTCATAGCTTGTTCTTTAGTTTTAAAATATTCTAAATTACCATTTTCATCACGCCAAACATTTTCCCAACCATAAGTAAATTTAGTTTGTACTTCATAATGTTTTATCATTTTTTTAATTCTATCCCATCTGCTTCTAGTTTATCTAATGCATTTAGTCCTTCAACAATACCTTGTGCTGTATAAATATTATCACAGAAACAAACTACATTTTGTTTTCCGTTTTGTAAATCAAACATCACTGCATTTTTGTTGGCATAATAATTACCTCTAAAAGTTTCAGTAATTAACTGGCCTTTTGTTATTGAATTATTTTTTTCTACAAAGTCAATAAGATTTTTTAATGACTGCTCAATATCTTTTGACAATACATCTTGATAATCATTTATTATACTCCGTATCTCTAGTACTATATTTTTTACCATTCTAATGTTCCTTATAACTTACTTGTTTAACTTTACGATTCCAACAGGAACGACAACTACCACACTCACCATCTTGTTTGTAAGCAGGACATTCTCTACCTATTGCTTTTTTATCTTTGTGTACACCAGATGTCCACTTCCAAAAACTAGGTGGTGGGCTATCTACTTTTATTGCTGATACACGCAAACATAAATTCTTTGGCACATCTTCTTCTTTAATATTTTTTATAAACTGATACTCTCTTGTTGCTAACCAGTATCTTATATGTGGTGTCAACTCACACACCTCGAATATCTTCATTAAATGTGCAAAGGATTGTATATCCCCAGAGTCAAACCACCTGTGGTATCTCCTTGATTTTGTTAGGTTTTTATACTTTAAGGTCAATAGTTCTGACATATAATCTACCCACTCTGGTAACTCTATGGCCTTACGTCTTATCTCATGGGCATCAAATACATTTCTAAAAGCATAATGGCCTTTGAGTGCATAACATTTATTACAAATAGTACCTGGGATCTTTGCTAACTTACTGCCAGTAATACATTTCTTTGCTGATATACCCCACGCATAAGAGGGCATCTTACTAGGGTTTGATAGTGTGCCTATCTTTTTTTCTAATTCTTTTATTCTCACAATATAATCCCTACTACAAGGCCAATGGTAAACCAGACAATCTCTGTTCTATAATACAATGACCATACATTTATTTTACTAATTAGTTTTTTCATATCTTTAACTCTAACTTTCTTATTGCAAACCTTAACTCATCTTTAGTTAGCAATCCTGACTTCCACCTACCAGATAATTTATTATATAACTTTTGTATGTGATCTCTAGTTGTGCCAACGTAGTCACAAGTTATAGCACAATCTTTTGTGTAAAACCAGTTTCTTGCTTTCTGTACTTCGGCCATAGATAAGTTGTGGCCCATACCTAACTCAAAGGCATCTTCAAATTTCTGTTGAATAACTGCAATCCATATCTTCTCTTCTGGAGATCTTGTTCTTGTTTCTGTAACTGCTTTTTCCATACTACCTCAATAACATAATTTTTTTATTTGGTCAACATGACGCATTGAATTTTAATCGGATCTATGATAAGGTACCCTGTCGTTGCAGGGGGGGTTAGTATATACCATAGTGATTATTAGTTAAAATTAATAACACTGTCCAGTACATTATAAGAATTGAATAAATTAAATATGATAGTTTCATTTATTAAATTTATTTATTATCTTATATGCTATGATGGCCCCTATAAATAGGCAAATCATATTGTAGGCAAACATGCCTAGGCCATAACTTACTGTAATCATATTAGTGTAAAAACTTTAAACCAAACTTAGCGTTGATTTCTTTTGTACTCATTAATATTTTTAGATGATTAAACTTAACTCTCTCGAACATAAATATTCTACTGGTATTATCATCTTTTATCTTTTGTACTTTGTATATCTTTTTACCTACACTGAACCATAACAATCTAGATACAGGAATATTCCTCGGTGCTTTTTTAACAAGGTCATGCACAAGTATATTCTCATCTGGGTTTGTGGTTCTCTTCTTACCTTTACGTTTATACATGGTGCCATCTAATTGTTTCCAAGTTTTTCTGTGTTTCAAATCAAACTTACCTACTCTGTAGCTACCATCTTTTTTTATAAATCCTGCTCGGATCTTCTTAGCTTTGGTTTGTGTCATCAGTGTTATAATAAAATCTGATACCTTACCATGCTGTATATCTGCGTATATCATATTTCCTCCGTTGATTAATTTTAAAGGGTGGACACATAGTCAGCTGACTATCTTCTAGTGATGCTATCACATAGTCCACCCCCCTTGATTGTGATGTAGCTATTGTCTTAGGACGTAGTACAGGGCAAACAAAAAAGGTTTAAAGGGTGGTGTTGCATTGGTTGTTTTATCGGTACCTGCATACCACCCCCGTTTTAGATGGGCCATAGTTAATTAACTTATAGTGATGCTCATCACATGGCCCACCCCCTTGATCTGTAAAGTATTGTTAAACAGCCATTACAAAAAAAGGATAGCCAACTCTCGCTGACTACCCTTTAGTTATAACACTTAAGATTGAGTATGTCAATCCATTTTGATAGGATCTACCTCTGGCTTTTGTAACTCGGTCTGTGGTACAGGCTGAGTAGTCGGTAAGACTAATCTATGCTTGACCCACGTTGCCACGTCACTGTTCCAATAGGTAAAGGCCTCATGCAATTTTCTTATCTGATAGTTCATCTTCTGGGTAGGTTTCCCATCATTCTCAATCAGAGCAAGAATATTAATCGCATGTCTACGTACAGTTCTCTTCCACTTTAACTCGTGGGTAGTATCAACTGTAGGTGTATCGTGTGTGTTTGCTTCTATGTTTTCTAACGACATATGTGTTTCCTTCCTTTAAAGTAATTACACAGTACATTAAATAATTGTATAGGTCAAATAAAAAACCCCCCTGTATTTCTACAAGGGGGTGTCTTTTTAACTAAGAGGGATAAAAAGATTCTTAAATTACATAACCATTATACCACGCTACTAGATAACTTAACGTGGCCATGATTGCAAAATATATTAATAGCCAATAGAAGTCTCTCATACTAATTTAAAAGGGTAGTAATCCCCATAACTTTTGAGCATAAATAAAAGTGTAAGTTCCAACCACTTCTACTTTATACAATAACCAAGACATAGTTTTCCTCCATTTAATTGTTACTATTCGGGCTGATGCGTAAGGATATTAGACGTGTATATAATGGCCTAACATAGCTGATCTTACGCATAGGTTTCAAACAACTTTGGGTTTCATTAATCGTACTAACCAAAGTCTCGCAGTAGGAATTGTATGTTGCAACTACCCACCCCCCTGATTCAAGTAGTTAAGCTATACTGATCTCGCCTGACTTGAACGTGTACAATTACTTTATACTATAGTTTATTTACTTTGTCAATCGGTGTTCTAAAGAATAAACTTATCTGGTTTTTAACTTTGTCCACACCCAACTCTTCAGTGTTCTTTTGAAGTACGGCCTGTGTCTCTTTTGATAAGTTTGTTTTTATCTTGTTACGTTGACCCTGTCTTCCACGATTAACTGATTGAACGTGGGATATCTCGTTACTAGTTTGATCTGGCATTGTGTCCTTTCCTGTTATATACACACAGTACAAAAAAAAGAGGGGTATGTCAATACGACACACCCCCCTCGGTACATTATAACTACCTCACTTTACTATGGTTATACACCAACGAAACTTATCAATATTCCAAGCGTAATCCATAATAAAGATACATACATTATTGCTTTCATATTTTTACTCCGTTGTTATAGGTATACGTTACAACTAAAATAAAAATAAGTCAAGCCCTATCATTTGGGGCCTCGACTGCGTCCTTGTATATACGGCTAGATTTTTTTAAAAAAAGATAAGGCTATCAATACTGGTAGTGACATTATTAAAACTTTAGGAATAGTGTCTAAGCCAATAAATAATTCAGTTAATAGTTCGATCATAAAATCCCAACTAAGGTTAAGCCAATAATGACAACCAATATAAAAAATAAATTAAATACTAATGTTTCAAAATCCATGGCCTAATCCAATAAAGTATAATATTCTTTTATAAAATATTTCTGGAACCAATAACGGCCCTGATTAATAATCGTTGCCATTTGAAATTGTCCATTGTTATAAAATAATTCAGACCCTTTAATCACATCATAAACAGCCACAGCAAACTTAGGTATTATAGCCTTTTGGCCTGAGGCCCAATTAGTTACTGTCTCTAATTCGTTTGCTTTTTTTGGATCAACTATTATATCAAATGGTATCTTTATTTTTTTATCCTCAAATATAACTACTGTATTTTTTTTCATTTTGTATTTCCCTTTTAAGTTAATTAATAACTCATTAGTATATGCAAAAATTGCATAGGTCAAGTTAGTATATGCAAAAATGGAATACCTTAAATAAATGGCTTATTTATTCGTTAATGTAAAAAAGCTATATTTTACAGGGGTTATTTAAGATAAATCAAATGTGTGGATAAGTGTTAAAAAACCTATATTTTACAGGGGTTATTTAAAATAACGAATAAATATAATATTAATTTGACTTATAATTATTTATCTATATAAAGTTATTATGCTTAAAAATATAAATAAAAAAAGAAAGCGAGGAAATATGGATAAGCAATTAAATACAATGTTAACAAGCATTGGAAATAATCATATCCAAAATGAAGTTACTTCCATGGGGATAGTTCAGAGAAATAATGAATTATTTCATAAAGGTAACTTTAAATATGGAAATGACAGTGTCTATTCTATGTTAGGAATTAAGGCCCCAAATCAGATATTAACTGAGACTAGAGGCTTTTTAAATGTTGATAGAATAAACACTGAGAGAAAAAGATTGGTTGATAGAATAATTTTACCTTTAGCCAATTTTAAAAATCTAGTTGAAATTGATAAATCAAAAGCAACTAAACTAGATAAGAAAAAAGCAAAAGAAGATAACAAAGCAAAGCCTGAACCAGATCACACAGTAAAAAAGAGTGATGATAAGATCAGGGCAAACGCTATTAGAACCACAGCCAATAGAGTTTTGTATCCATCTTTATTTATAATGACGCTTGATAAATCAAATTATAAATTTGATAAAAAGATTGTCAGGATAAATGTCTTTTGTTTAAAAAATGAAATAGTTAAATCTATTTTTGGTGTTGATAACGACAATTTAAAAAAAGCAAACCCTGAGGGCAAAGTTTATTTCATGGATTGTAATTTTAGTTTGTTAGAAAAATTAACTCAGAAATATATGTTTAATGTAACAGTTGAACGTGGAATTACAGCCACTGAAGACAGCGAAGACTTAGAGGTTGTAACTGAGGATTTAACTAAAGGTGAATACACACCTGAAAAAGCACAAGCCATGTCTGATAGTATTAAAAAACAATTAACATACTTAGATGATAACAACGGCTTAGATGCAATTCTTCAAATTGAAAACCATTTGAGAACATTAACAAACTATGGAAACACTTTGGAAGAAATAGTTGAAACAGGAAGAAAACAATCTAAGAATAGTATTTTAAAAGATATTTATGGCTCTTGGGTTGTGGACAATGCGTCAAGTGTTGAATTAAAAAGTAACTCAATTGAAGAGTTAAAAAGTAAATTCAATAAACAATTTAAGATCGCAATATAATATAATTAATAATAAACATTAAAGGGGCCCTGAAATATGGGCCCTTTTTTTATGGGTACCAGAGTATCAAAAAATAATTGAACCCCCTTTAAAATAGCTGTATGACTGAGAATCATTCTCAACTAGAGGCCATTTAATAGAACATAAAGAGAACATGGATTTAAAACAATATTTGGCCATAATTATAACTATAATAAAATTAAATTAACTTAACAAAAGAGGACAAATGGAAACAAAAAAGAAAAAGCCTAAATTCTCAAGAAGACATTACGAGGATATAGCTAAAATTTTGGGCCAGTCTTATCAAAATAATTTACATAAGTATGATGATAAAAAATTATTAAACTTACTTTGTAATTTTTTTAAAAAAGATAATCCAAATTTTAATGAGGTTACTTTTAAAAAAGCAATTGAAAAAGAGAATGATTTAATCTGGAATAAGGGGGTAACTAATAATGACTAAGCAATTCAGTTTGTATACATTTGATATTGGAAATTATTGTTATACTGAGACTGATAATTTAAAACAGGCTTTATCAAATTTTAGTAGAAGAGTGAACCTAGATCATAATGGGTATAATCATCCAAATATGAAATATCATTTTGAACCAATAAGAATTGTAACTGTACAGGATCTTCAAGGGGATAAAATTAATCCTGATCGTAGCAATTCGGAAATGGTTTTAAAATTTAATTTAAATAAACTTAATAATATAATTTATAAAGGGGGTAATTACTAATGACTAAAGAATACAAGCCTAACAAAATGGAAAAACAAATTTTAGATGATGTGAATTCCATGGCAACGTCATTAAAAGAAATTAGTCAAGCTGTGAATGTATTGGCCAATGCTAAACTTGTACATTTAAACTCTGATTATGTTGTCAGAAATATTAAAAAAAATAAGCCGTCAATTTTAGATTTATTTAATATCTTAAAATAATATTAAGTAATAAATTAAGGGGCCCCTGTAGCGATACGGGGGCCTTTTTTTTTGTGCCTGAGTATAATTCAAAAGTAGTTACCAGTTTATTTCAGGGTACAAAATTTTAAACTACCTCGATCAATCCCAAGTGTAAACCAAGGGCAACCCAAGGGAACCCCAAAAGAAATAAAAAAAGAAACAAGCAAAAAACCTAAGAAACACAAGGGTGCACCAGTGCCACCCCTACTCCCCCTATATGTATATACGCAGTTACCAGAAAATCTGAGGATCCCCTGTAAACCACTGGGGGGCTAGGGAATATTCTAGTAAATGTACTAGGGAATACCCTAGGGGGTAGCTGTAAATTTACCTAAGGTATACATGTTAGACCCCCCTGGCAGTGCCTAATAACATTATACACCTCTTAACTCCATTTGTCTATTGCCATAATGTCGCATATGAAATTTAACCTCAAAAATTCCTTGACAAAAGTGTTAATCACCCTTATAATAGGTACTATATATTATTCAAAGGACACACATACACGCATATTCTAATAAGAAAACAAGGGTCATCACGAATAATATAGAAATTATGGTAAATTTAAACATAAACAAAGTAAAAAAACTTCCTTTTAAGGAAATAATGGAGATAATAAACGCAAACAATGGATTCTTCTATAACAAAAACTCAAAAAAGAAACTTGACAGATATGCAAGAGAAGTTCCTAGACGTTCTTTTCACAGAAGCGCAAGGAAATCCACGAGAAGCAGCAAGAATAGCAGGTTACTCAGAGCATAGTTACCCAAAGGTTGTGCGTAATCTCAAAAAAGAAATAACAGAATTAGCAGAAACTCACTTATCTACACATTCTGCAAAAGCAGTTAATAGGTTAATCACCTTACTAGACGAAGACGGCACTACACCACAGGCAAGTATTCGTCTAGCAGCTGCTAACTCGATATTAGATAGGGTGGGATTAGCAAAAAAAGATTCACTTGATATAAATATGAAAGCAATGCATGGAATATTTATACTACCAGCAAAAGATGGAACCAATACGGATAAAGAAAAGAGCTAGGACTATACCTTTTGGTTTTAAACAAGCTGATAATCCAGAATATCTGGAACCAATAAGAGAAGAATTAGATGCTCTTAATCAAGCAAGAGAATATTCAAAGACTTGTTCATTAAGAGAGACAGCATCTTGGCTACATAGAAAAACAGGAAGATACATATCACATGTCGGACTTAAAAAAAGACTTGAACGAAATAGCACCACCCAAACCAAAGAAGATAGTTCAACAGAAAGCCAAGAAGTCAGTCAAACAGATTCTAGCTCGTAGCCGTAAGAAGGTTGCAAAGGCAGAACAAACTTTACGTTCTGCTAAGATGTCTGCAGAAAATACCAAAAAGAAATTGTTAACTATTGACAAAGCACTTACTGGTAAAGACACACAACTACTTACGGAAGATATAATTGATAGTGCTCCTAAAAATGTACAAGAGCATATAGACCAGCAAGAAGTTATCTTTAAGCCTAACAGTGGCCCACAGACACAATTTCTTGCAGCTTCTGAAAGAGAAGTATTTTATGGTGGAGCAAGAGGTGGAGGAAAATCATATGCGATGCTAGTAGATCCACTTCGTTATTGCTCAAGTGCTAATCATAGGGCACTACTAGTGAGGAGGACTATGCCAGAGTTAAGAGACTTAATTCAAAAGTCTCAACTATTATACTCTAAAGCATATCCTGGAGCCAAATGGAGAGAACAAGAAAAAGAGTGGCGATTCCCATCAGGGGCAAAGATAGAGTTTGGTTACGCAGAAAACATGACGGATGCGTTAAGATACCAAGGTCAATCTTACACATGGATAGGAATAGACGAACTTCCACAATATCCTTCGCCAGATATTTATAATTTTTTAAGATCTTCTTTAAGATCCGTTGATAAAGATATACCTGTTTACATGAGAGCTACAGGTAATCCAGGCAATGTAGGTTCGCAATGGGTACGAGAAATGTTCGTAGAACCAGCAGAACCAAATACAGCGTTTGATGTAGGGATAGATACACCCAACGGAAAGAAGTATATTACTAGAAGATTTATTCCAGCTAAGTTACAAGATAATCCTTATCTGATGCAGACTGATGATTATTATATCATGTTGGCATCTTTACCTGAAGTACAACGTAAACAATTTTTAGATGGAGATTGGGATGCATATGAAGACTCAGCTTTTCCAGAATTTAGTAAAACAACACATGTGGTTGAGCCTTTTGAGATACCTAAAGGTTGGTATAAGTTTCGTGCTGCTGACTGGGGTTATTCTTCTCCTGCTTGTGTTTTATGGTTCGCTGTTGATTACAATAATAATCTATGGATTTATAGAGAACTATATACCAAAAAAGTCACAGCAGATAATTTTGCAAAACAAGTAAGAATGCTAGAGAATGATGAGTATATTCATTACGGAGTATTAGATTCTAGCACATGGGCAAAGAGAGGTGATGTAGGCCCTAGTATTGCAGAGACGATGATACAGAATGGTTGTAGATGGAGGCCATCAGATAGATCACCTAAAAGTAGAATTAATGGTAAACTAGAAGTTCACAAACGATTAAAGATAGTTGATAAAGAACCAGGTATTAGAGTATTTAAAACCTGTAAGAATTTAATTAGAACTTTAGGGTCATTACCAACAGACGATAGAAACCCTGAAGATGTAGACACTAATGCTGAAGATCACGCTTATGATGCATTGCGTTACGGATGTATGAGTAGACCTACACATCCTAAATATGCACAAAGATTTAGATCATTTATTTCTCAAAATGATTTTCATGCAGCAGATAACAAATTTGGATATTAATGCCACTAAATAAAAAAGGTAAAAAAATTAAAAAGTCTATGGTAAAACAATACGGCAAGAAAAAAGGTGAAGCCGTATTTTATGCTATGGAAAATTCTGGTAAATTAAAAGGTGTCAAAAAGAAAACTTCCAGAAGTAAATAAAAAAATTTTCCCATATGATTTGGTAATCACGTGGTGGGAAGATATCGTGGCTGATTCAATTTGGATTGATATACCTGATATAAAAAAATCAACTACAGCAATCTGTTGTACTGTTGGTTGGCTTATGAAACAAGATGATAAGGTTACGATTTTAATGTCTGATTTTAATTTTGAATCAAACGGAGAAATAAAACAAGGTGGTGGTCATACAACCATACCAACTAAAAATATATTAAAGATTAAAAAAATAAAACTATAATAGGAGACAGCAATGGAAACAAAATTTGATCCAAAAGCTAAAGTTAAACAAGGTCAGTTTAGTGATTCACCTGAAGGCAAACAGCCTAACAGGCCACACAATACTATTGACTTTTCTCAACATGCACCTAGAAAATACCAGGAGTTTGAATATGATGTTACTGTTCCAACTAAATCTGGTTCTGAGCATGTAGAAGATTCATTGTTTAGAATGGCTGATGAAAAAGACTATTAATGAGTCTTGGGCCTAGTAGTAATTTTATACCTGTAGTATACGCAGGTACAAGAAAAAGTAAGTATAATAAAAAAAATGGACAAAGAAAATCAATTAGACAAAGATCTAAAAGCAGCAGCAGAAAAAAAAGATAAAGCTATGGCTACAGATCCAACTTTAAAAGATCAATTTAAAATTGGAATAGAGTTTAGAAAAGATCAAGGTCTTGCTGTCATAAAAGATAAGACAAAAAATATTGTTAAAAAAGGTAAGAAGAAATTCTACGGAGTCGTAGATTTATTAAAAAATAAAATAGACTGAGGAGGATAACAACTATGATGAAAAGATATATGGAAGGGGAACTTGCACCTGATGCACCTAAAAGACCTAATGAACCTTTAGAGTTTAGTGGGGGATATAGTGGGCCTAAATTAGGGCCAGATGTAGAAGGTAAAGCTAAGAAACCTAATAACAAAGTAGATCCAGCAATCTTTAGAATGGCTGAAGAACGAGACTATTCTTAATGGCTGATTTTGCCAATAAACCAAGAAAAGAACCAGAAGATAATCTTAGCTACGAAGAGAAAAAAAGAGCAAAACAAGTTGATACTTTTGCTTCGTTAGTACAAAGATCAATGAACATGGGTTCTGATGTAGATTTAGGTGATCTTAAACTTTTACAAGATGAGTATTTAAGACTTAAAGAAAAAGGATTTGATACTTCTGACTTAGATTATAAAATTGATAGAATTAAAAAAAATTATCAAATTAATGAAAAGTTAAAAAAACGAGGCAAAGATCCACTTAAAGAAAGATTAGGTAAAGAAAAACCAATATAGAATATGGATGAAGAAAAAAAAGATAGTAGTGGGTATGAAGCTGAAGGTAACTCTTTAGTAGGTTTTATACGAGAAAAATTTCAACAAGCTGAAACATCAAAGATATATGATGAAAAAAGATGGTTGAAAGCATATAGAAATTACAGAGGTTTATACGGCCCAGAAACTGCATTTAGAGAAAATGAAAAGTCTAGAGTATTTGTAAAGATTACAAAGACTAAAGTTCTTGCTTCATTTGGACAAATCATTGAAGTATTATTTTCACAAGGTAAGTTTCCATTAGGAGTATCTCCTACATCTGTGCCAGAAGATATTGCAGAAAGAGCTCACTTAGATCCAAAGAATCCACAGCAACCACAAGAAGAGATGGAAAGTCCATATGGCTTTCCTGGAGATGGGGGATCTATACCTCCTGGTGCTACAGTAAATGAATTAATGAAAAATTTAAATCAAGATTATGATAGTCTTGGTTTTAAAGATGGCCCATCATATACAGGTTCTCCACAGATAGAACCAGCTAGAATGGCTGCAGAACAAATGCAGAAACTAATACATGATCAGCTTGAAGAAAGTAGAGCTATTACTATTATGCGTCATGTATTTTTTGAAATGGCATTGATGGGTACAGGAATTTTAAAAGGGCCTTTTACAGACACAAAAGAATATCATGCATTCTCTTCAGCAGAAGATGATGAAGGTAACGTGCAGAGAGTTCATGCAACAAAAGTAAAATCTATTCCAAGTATAGAAGCTGTATCATGTTGGGATTTTTACCCAGATCCAAATGCTACAACTATACATGATTGTGATTATGTAATTCAAAGACACTCATACAATAAGGCACAGTTTGAAGATCTAGCAAATAAACCTATGTTTGATAGAGAAGCAGTGATGGAATGTTTAGAGATGGGGCCTAATTATCAAACAAGAGGATTTGAATCTTCTCTGTATGATAGAGAAAATATACAAACAATTTATAAAAATAGATTTGAAGTTTTAGAATATTGGGGTATAATAGATAGAGAAACTGCAGATGAATGTGGTTTAATGTATCAAACTGAATCAGATAACATACATGTTAATGTTTGGATCTGTGGTAATAAAGTTTTAAGAATGGTTGAAAATCCATTTACACCAGTTAGAATACCTTATCTAGTTTGTCCATATGAATTAAATCC